CACTCTCCCATGATGAAGGGCGGGGCCAAAGCCCCGCCCGTTTTTATTACGAGATCGCGTAGAGCGCCCATGTGCCGTCGCCCGTCTTACGAGCGCGAAATGCACGAACCGTCCCGGCAGTTGCCGCAACAGTCATAAGACCCTGCGTACCAGATGAACCAATTGTCCAGCCTGTGTTGGTGGCAATTGTGATGCCGTATGCTGCCGCTGTAATAACGCGGAAGTCAAAAGTCGTACCAACTTTTCCGTTGCTCAACGTACTATCAATGGCCGTCGCAAGCGGAAGCGTATAGATTGCTGTCGCTGTTGGTGTGCCAATAATAATGCCGTTAAGCACCTGATCTGCGGTTAAAGTTGCGGTGTCTGCGGCGGTGGCCGGAGCCGCTGCAACAGACATTTTTACTTCGTTAAGGTTGCCATCATTAAACTGATAGCCGCCGCCTACGGTAGGAAGTGCCATGATAATTACTCCTAGAGAAAAAGGGTTAGAACCCCCGCATTGCTGCGGGGGTCAAGCTATTAGCCCCAGATACGAGCAGCCATTGGTGCGCGGATCGTGGAATAACCATACAGCACGTCAATACGGCAAGGCATACGGTCGTTATTGATGTCATACTGACGGACAATACGAAGCGAGATGCCGTTGTGAACCTGACGGGAAGCCATATCAACGCCCTGTGGCAGAAGAAGATCTGCTGTAGCAAACGTGATGGCGTCCTTCTGGTACACAAGGTTCTGTGGGTATACGGTTGAAGCCGCACCGAGAACCGTAACTGCCGCGTTGTCTGCTGGGAACGAGTCCACAGTAGCAAGCGCATTAGTAGGCGTGTAAATAGCAGGCGAAATAGCAAGGCTCGTCCATGCGCCCGAAGATGCCGTGTTAGCGGCGGTTACAACGAACTGTTGCAAGCTGCCGGTTGACTGACGGGTCTGTGGGTTGACTGCGTAGACGTTAGCAATCGTAAACACGTCGCCAACAGCAAACGTAGCTGAACCTGTACCACCATCGACGTTGATGGTTGTAGCACCCTGCGTTGTTACTGCACCGTTAACAAGGATCGTGTCCGAAGCCGAACGCGAACCAGTCGTGTGCTGAACAATCGACTGCGACATGCTGATTTCGTCATAGCCAAGAACACCAGAGCCCATGAGGCCGTTCTTGAACTGACGGGAAATCGTGTCGCCGGGATTGAACAGACCCTTCATGCCTTCGACAAGACCAGCGTTAGCTGCTGGGTTGACGGTAGCATAACGGTTGCCCATTGGAGCGGCATATTCGTTTAACTTCTGCTGGGCCTGAAGAAGAACCAACGAAGTAGCAGGCGTGGTGCCTGGCGTTCCAACTGACGAGTAAATGCCTTTGTAAGCATTTGCGACGTCGTTATCGACCGAAGCAGCAAGCTGCGAGATACGAGGCTTGAGAACACGTTCAGCGAAGTCGTCCAACTGCATCGTCAATTCTGCCGACGTGAAGTTGACGCCAATGTGCTTCTGGCTCGACACGGTGAGCGTGGTGTACTGTTCGTTGTCGTCCTGAACCTGAAGCGCCGCGCCGTCGGTGACAAGTGCACGATCAGGCAAACGGATACGGAGGGTTGAACCGATCTTAGCACCTTCAACAGCAAAGCTGTCGTCGTACTGACGGTTTACGTTGCGGGTGATCACCAGATTGTTCTCAAGAATTTCGAGAGCTTTGCGGGTGATCATGTCAATTGTTAAAATTGAGTTCGACATGATGTTGTCCTTTGGATGTTAGCGGTACTTGTTGGACGCTTCCATCTTCTTGATCTGTCTGGCTCGGTCAGCAGCAATCCACTCAGCGGTCGTAAGGCTTTTTACAGCCCTTGGATCTGTAGTGTCATAAGCGGGAGCACCGCTGCTTTTGCCCGATCCCGGAGAAATAGGAGATGGTGCGGTAGAAGAGCGTTTAACTGGTGGATTATCCGCCAATTTGGCTTCAATTCGACCAATTTCTTTTGCCTGCAAAAATGGAGCGAGCTTGGAAATCCGTTCAGCTTCTTTAGGGTTTGCACCCAAATAGTAAGCCATTTCTGGCCCAATATCCGAAGCCTGAATGGTTTGCGCCATGACAGTCGTGATTGGAAGCGATGGATTGTATGCAACTTGTTCAAAGTCATCATACTTAGTCCGAGCATCTTCTTCACGCTCATGGTACGCGTCGAGAGTATCCCGTTGCTGACGTTCCATTTCACGACGTTGAAGCAGTTCTTCGGCTTTCCGCAATGCCAAAGCGTCGGCATATGCTTCTGTGTCGTTAAACTGTTCAGGGCGTGGTGGGTCAACTAAAGGTGCCGGTGCTGTGCGCGCCGACATTTCTCGTTCCCATTTACGCTGTTCTCTTGCGAGACGTTTAGAAATAGCCGCATCTAAATCTTCTTGTGAAAAAGTTTTAGGCGCTGCTTCCGGCTGGGTAGTTTCAAGTTCCGGTGCCGCCGTGGCTACTGGTTCCGACGCGGGTAGTTCCGCTAACACTTCATCAGTCATTTTTGATCCTTTAAGATCCCTGGCGAACCGCGCCAGTGCGGTTTAAGAATAATAGCTGATGTTAAGTTTTGCACCAGATACTTGTTCAATAAACTGAATATCCTGAATGTTGCCATCATATTGAAGGGGAATACCCACCGCAAGAGGCATACCAACAGAAGCTGTGGGGGCCGTTTTGTCGTCGCGCCAACGAACAGCTTGGCCTTCAGGAACAATAAGGGCAAATACGGGACGAGTATTGCCGCCGTTTGGAGTGGTTTGAGGAACGGTCAATTTGGTCGCGGATGATAGCGAAGTAATTTGCTGATACCCGAAGCAAATTGTAACTGCTTTAAGATTGATAGACATTTAGTATCTTCCTCTTTCCGTAAATGACCGAAGTTCGACCCCATAATAGTCAGAACTTAAAAATGGAGCGTCAAAAAACCAACCTGAATTATTCCCTGCGTCGATAGCATTATTGGCCGTTAGTCCTATCCAAGTAGCCCCGCCGGTAGCAATCGAGTCACGGATTGTAACATAGCTTGCCGACACTGTACCAGATGTTTGGGATAAGGTAAATTGACTACCTGCAAGCGAAGATTGAAGATACTTTTGGTTTGTTCCGCTTGTGACAAAAGACCCAACTGTCGATGTCACGCCGCTTTTGAACTGCACCGTGCCGTTGGCAAAAACAAATGCTTGCGTCGAACCTTGTGTCAAAGCATCTTGAAACTGGAACGTGCCGCCAACGCCGTTAAACGTAAGCGGAAAATCTAATGTTTGTCCATTAGAAGTGATGTTTTGTTGATTTATTGCGGAACCGAATGTCACTGCGTTCGCGCCACTACCAACCACCATACCAGAACTAAAAATAATATTTCCTAGTGTGGTAATTAAAGTGTTTGTGTATGTTCCCGAAAAACCAGTGAAATTCAAATTTCTATATACGCGACTAGCTCCACCAAACGTAATCGTATCTGATCCCGCACTAAAATTCATATTAAGCGCAGTTGACTCTCCCCCGCCGAGACCCGAACCAGCCTGAGCAATGGTTCTTGTTCCGGTTGACCCAGAATAATTAAAATTAACAGTCGGCGTTCCTGTATAAGAAAATCCCGTTCCTGTTGCCGTATTCCAAATTGTTGCATTTGAACCAGTAACAGTGATGTTTCCGGTGCTAAAAGCAATAGATCTTGTGTTGCTGTTATTTGAAGTAAAAATGCTGCAAGTTAGGGTATTGCTCCCTAAAGACAATGCTCCCAATGTCAAAGTAAATGTACCTGACATTGTAAGATTTGCGCCAAGGGTTAAACCAAGGGTAGAGCTATTCAGTGTTGCTATCGCACAAGTCGCGCCACTTGCAGTGGTACAAGTCCCCGTACCAGATAAACTATCAATAATGACAGTATCAGCAGAAGTGGGAGCAGATGCTCCGCTCGCTCCACCGGACGATGCAGACCAGTGAGTAGTCGAAGAAGCATCCCAAGTACCTGTGCCACCAACCCAGTATCTTGCAGCCATTTTATGCCTCTACAGGTTCTTCAGGGTTAGGGTTTTCAACCGGCGTGGTAATGACGGTGTACCAATTATCAAAACGATCTTGCTTCATTGCTTCAATTTCATCCGTCGTAAACGTATGATCGTCAGGAAGTATCAAAGCGTCCCGCAAGGTATAGCCATTTTGAGAGATTTCAAAATCAATGTTCATGATTAACTCTTTTCTAAAATTTTAATTCTTTCATTTAATTGAAAGATATAAAGATATGCTTCTTCAATCCTTGCCAACAACATTTCAGCGCCGCCAAGATAATCCAATCCATGATCTTGCCCAAACCCAGGCAATGCAAGATTGTCTTTAGTGTATTGTTCGGCTTCTTCAATTGTTCTTGAGACGTAAGTGTCAGCGCCTAATTTATCGGCAAATTTAACAATTTGACCGGTGTAAGCCTTTTCAAAAACGTAATCTGGGTTTCCGTAAGCAGTTCCATTTAAATAAATACCTGTGGCAACATTTAATGTTCCTAAACCTTTATCGCCGCCGGTCGGGTTTCCTAAATAAACGCCGGCTTGAACTTGCATTGCATTGGTAAGTGTCCCTGCAATTTTAGTTTGAATCTGCCATTTGCTTGATTCAGATCCTGAGGTATTAGACACAACAACGAGGTTAAATTGTCCAAAATTTACTGCCGCAGACACTGAATTATTTGCGGCGCCTTGCATTTGAATAATATTTCCGGTTGTAGCATTGGTTGCTAAATCAAAAATATTAGGTCCGCTAATACCTCGCGTTTGCATCAGGTTTACAATGTCGCCCCCGCCGCCACCAGAATTTCCATTAACGGCAAACGCATTTGTTACGCCTTCAGGATTTGGCGAAATTGTATTGGGTTGAGGAGCAACTAAAAAACCATAATTAAATGTGGCATTTCCAGTACCGTTTGAAGGTACATTAGAGACACGAACACCGCCACCTAAAGTAGTAGCGCCGTCAGAAGAAGGGGCGTATTCCCAACCAAGAACTTGTAGTCCGTAACGAGTTCCAAGAGTTACATCATCTGGACCAGATGCGGCAACGTCCATTTCACAAGCAAGTAATGCACCTGTAGCTACAGACGATTTTCTTGTTGTTGAATCATAAGCTGTAAAATTAGTTGTAATAAAATTAGAACCATTTAATGATTTTTTGAACCCAGAAGCCATCATTGCGGTTCTTGATTTTCCGCTATTTGAAGAACTGGTGTCGTTGATAATGCTAATAATTGCGTTATCTTTTGTTCCTCCATTTGCCGTAATGTTGGTTGTTACCAACAAAGCAGAAGGATTAGAAGCTGTTCCCGCTGTGTATGCCGAATTTTTAGTAATTGCTACGGCAGAATTTTCAGCGGAAACCCCTAACGGAGAATATTGAAATGCAACTTGTCCAATAGTAGCCGGAACGCCGTTATAATTAGTTGTTGTTCTTGTAACAACTAAACTGGCTGAATTAGATGCAGGGGCGGCGGTTAAATAAGAAACACCGCCTTGTTCTTGCCAAACAAATCCCGTTCGTGCGCCATATGACAACGCGGTCATATCACCAAGATAAGTACCAGTTGGAACAATTATGGCTTGAACACCACTATTTGATGTAGCATTTATGGCATTTTGAAACGCAGTTAAAGAAGATGTTGCTCCAGTTGAATCTGCACCAAAATCTAAAACTGAAATAAATTCTTGTAATTTTTTATGAACAGTACTGCCTACAGCCCAAGGTAAATTACCTGAAGAATTTGATTGCCTAAATCCAACTAAAGCATCACCGTTAGCTGGATTATTAGTATCAGCTAAATCAGTAGCAATGTAAGTTCCGTTTATGTTGTCATAAGACGCAACAAGTACGTTTGTTGATGTATAGACAACAAATTTATAGTTTACACCTGCTGTTAACCAAATTTCACCCGTAGGCACGCGGCCAGCAGCGTTTAAAACAATAGGATTTGTTAATGGAATAGTTCCAGAAGAAGACGTATACGTTGTTAAAGGACTAGTGGAACCTGCGGAATAAGTATAAATCAATCCCCCCGCTAATGGAACTCCATTATCGTCAAAAAATTGTGCGCCCGCGCCCGCAAAAAGAGAAAGATTAACACTCATGCTAAGAACCTTAATTTATAGAGCGTGGTTAAATAAAGTTCAACAATATTGTCAATTAATTGTTGAAGTGACGTATCTTTGCGATCTGCAACATCATATCTTACTGCTTCAATTTCGTCCAATTGGTTTTGAAGGAAATCAATTACGTTAGCCGTCTTATTGTGCGATTGAAGCGAAATGCCACCAATCAAACCGTGACGACCCTGATAGGCTTCCGCAAACGCGTCCGCAGCATCTACAATACCTTCATAGAACTTTTGAAGAGCTTTATGCTTGGCATAACTACGCGTGTTCAGATGCACCGAATGGGTCACATCGCGGGCTAAAAACAACATTCCTACGAAATCAGACGCTTTCATTGCGGTGGCATCCCTTGTGGTGGCATTGCGCCTTGTGGCGGCATAGCTTGTTGCATCTCATTCATATCTTCACCTGGCAATTGTTGGCCTGGCATGTCAGATACCAAATCACCGCTCGTAATCATACCATGAACAGTGCCAAGAACAATGTCTTGGATCTGTTCAGGTGACATGGATGCTTGAACCGCGGCAATACGCTTGGTTTCGGCATCATAAGCCTTAATTTGAGCTTCAAATTCCTTGACTTCCAACGTCTGTGCTTCCATCGACTGGCTGACGTTCTGAAGCATTTTGTGCATATGGTCCATTTCCTGACCCATTGCCTGAATTTGCTGTTCGGCCGCCTGAAGTGCCGGTGGCTTGTCATCTTCGGCCATCAATTTAGGATCGATGGTCTTGGCGAGGCGGGCTGACATTTCATCAGCACCCGGCCAATCCATGTGCTTGACAAACAGATCGCCAGCCACTGCCCAAAGCTGCGGGTTGGCTTGCAGAAGCTGCGACATACCGTCAAGCGCTTCTTGGCGCTTGGTCATATAGCTTGGGCCGGTCGTAACAACAACGTCGTATTTACCAACGGCTGGGTTGTAGATTTTTTCAATTTCAATGTTGTTCTGGTCGCGGATTGACTTCACAGCTTGCGGTTGCGTTGGGTCAATCTTCACCATGCTTGTTTCGCCATCCATGTTAATGATGCGGGCGATACGTTGCGTGTCGTAGATCTTAGGGATCAAATCAACAATTTGACGGGTCATGTAGCGAATAGCACGAGCCAGATTGTCCACATAATGGTACGTTCCGGTATCTCCTTGCTTTTCACGAGCCAAAATAGCCCGTCCAGAACGTTCATTTGACGTCGCGCCAAGGCTGCTATCGTATTGCCCTGTAGTTGATTTAATGTCGTCAGAAGCGCCCATTTTGGCTTGAATTAGGCCAGTTTGAGCCATTGGAGGCATAGAACGCTGTGGAAGTGGCAATACACCGCCCTGACCGTCTGTAACGTCAGGATTAACCTCCAAATAAGGCCAATTGTTTGTATTTGCGGTCTTCCATTGTTGCTCATAGCCTTCAAATTGACCACCATAGCCAATAAATGGCGCTTTTGGAGCCAACGCAAGCATTTCAGTTTCCTGAGATACCCAATAATTGTACATACGTTGGGCATCTTTAGCGTTTCTGACGATGCCAGACACAAATATACGGCCATCGACTTGAAATTCATTGCCTACAACGCG